GTAATGGCCGTGCGGCCGGGACAAAGGAAAAGCCGGGGGATTATGCCCCCGGCCCTTATCGCCCGCCCTTGGCCGCCGTCACCGTGGGCCGGTTTGCAAAACAAACCTTCACGGAGCCAGCTTATTATCCGCCGTTTCCCCGCCCACAAGCCCGTAGGCCGGAAATCTAACATTCCCCGGCGATTGAGCAAGACTCTTCACCGCCCCAGCGCCCTGCTTCGCGACCCAGGGCAGCGTCGCAGATGCGGCAGCAACAGTTGGCAGCATTTCAGGAGTAATCCCGAGCTGATGTGCCAGGGTGTATGCTCCACCAGCGGAAGCTGCTAGGCCGGTTATTCCAACCTTGTTTCCAGACAGAGCTTCTTGTATTCTATCGACCATATTCCCAACCGCGCCCTGCGGTTGAGGAACTTTTCCCGGCACCTGGGTGTCATACACCTGCTGCCTAGATTTTTCCGCTGCGATAGCATGCGCGTCTTTCACAGCCTGCACCCGGGCCGTTTTCTGCGCCTCAACCTGGGCCAGCAGTTCTTTCCCCTTTTGCGGCAGCTCTTCTCGCGAAGCGATAGCTGCGTTCAGCTGTGCGCGTTGCGCCGGGTCCGGGATCATTGCGGCCTGGGCTTCCGGGCTTAGCCCGCGCCAAGCATCGGCCGAGCCTTCACCGCCGAATTTATGCTCAATTGTGCCACTGGCTACTTTCCCCCTTATCGTGTGTGCAGCATAATTATCAGCAATTGCTGCCAATTCCGGCTCGCTTCGTATGGCTTCTAACCAGCTTCCGCCCTTGTCCGGAATTTTACTTGCGATATTTTCTGGAAAAATAGTTTCTTCCGCGGCCTTGCCGGTGCTGATAATATCACTCACCGGGCCTTCGGCGAGATTATACAACCGGCTGGTTTTTTCATTATACTCATTCCAATACCGGGGGTTCACCCCGACCTCTTGCAGCGCCGCTCCTGCATCCGCACTAGCAGCCGCATAAAGCCGCTTGACGTTATCCTTGCCGATATCGGAGGTTATTCTGCTGTCCGCCATCGCATCGCCCAGCGCGGTGCGGAGCTGAAGCAGATCCGAAAGGGTAACTGGCTCCGACGGCCGAGCGGCTACGCCCTGCTCCGGCAGCCCTTCGACCGAGCGCGTGGCAGCAGGCGATTCAAACTCGCTTTCAAACGTGCGGTAGAGCTGGGCACCCAGCCGGGGCTTTAGCGCCTGGGCCAGAGGCTCAAGCGTGCCGGCAGTGGTATTAATGCCGTGCAGACTTGCGGCCAGGTTATTGATCGGCGCCGGAACATCAGCAACCGCAGTGCCTGTGGGCAACCGGGAGTAAAGATCCTGCGCGTATTGGGCGATCTTCTGCGGTTTTACCACGTTCCACCAATTGCGAGCGATCTCCTGCGCGCTTTGCCCGAATTCCTGCGCGGTGGCGATAGTCGGGTGCAAATTCGCTGCCACATTGCTGATCTGGGTTTCCGCCTGCCGAACGCCCGTGTCGGTGGTATTAGAGATCTGCTGCCGATTGGCCGCAGCTTCCGCCTCGGCAGCGGATTCTTCTTTAGCTAGCAGCCCGCTAACCGGATCGGTGTAAAGCCGGCGGATGGCTTCCTGATGATCCTTCGCGGCTTTCGCCGCTGCTTGGGCTTGTGCAGTTTGCTCTGCCGAGCGAGCGCCGGCCGCAGCAGCTGCAGCAGTGCTTTCAGCTTTGCGCGCGATATTTGCCAAAGGAGAGCCGGCAAAGCCAGCAAGAAGACCAGCAATTTCTGGCGCGTAAGGAACATTCGGCATGAACTCGTTAGCGGCTTGACCGGCGGCAGCTGCCAGCATCTGACTTCCCACGCCAATAAGCGGTGCGGTTATTCCACCACCAGTGGCTATTTCTCCAGCGCCAATTGTCGCTGCCACAGGCAATGCGGAAAGCATACCGTAGCCATAGCGTTCCCCTGGCGTCAGCGGCGGACCGGGTACTTTTTCCGGCTGCGCCCAACTCGGCACCGGCTGACCAAGAATAGGCATTAGCCCTCCGGTGCCGGCTTTCAGCGCATTGGCCGCAAGCACAGATTGCCGAGGCAGTTCGGCAATTGCCTGCTGTGGCGAAAGCGTACGCTGCCGGGCGGTGCCTGCAGCTTCGATCAGGGAGTCCAGATCGTTGCTGGAGGCTTGCCCCTGCGCCTGCGGGCGACCGGCTGCTGCCGCGTCAATCAGGGAATCGAGGTCAATTGGCTGCTGCTGCTGCTCTGGCATAATTTTAGCCCTTTCTTACTGCCCGGAGGGAAATTGACGAGCGCGGATGGCTTTGGCCTGCTCTGGCGTAAGCGTACCGTCGCGCACCGCCTGCACAAGTGAATCCGCACTTCCAAACCGCAGTTCGCCATTTTTCATAATCATTCCGTGCTGCTTCAGCACCGCATCGGCGTATTTTTCCGGAGGAAATTGCTTGTTAAAGGTTTCTTCGGCGTTGCCTAGCAGGCCCTGATTTCTTGGATCGTTTTTCCAAGCGGTGAGGAATTGACGTTTGTCCAATTCCCGCTGAAGATCCGATTGCACACCCGAAAGCACGAGCTTTAACCCCAGCTCGGAATTGCTCAAGCTTGGATTTGCCTCGATGGCTTTCTGCAGGGATTCCGCCGCGATTTGCGGATTGTTGATCAGGGTTTTGCTGGAGCTCAGGCTCAGTCTGCCGAGCTGCTTCATCGCGTCTTCGGCAGAAGCTGTTTCCGGCAAGCTGCTTTTTCCGCTCGGATCGGTCAATTGCAGGAACCGATTGCCAGCTTTGATCATTTCCACCAGCATCGGCGTACCAGTGCCGGGCTTAATGCCGTCTTTAACCATCTGATCGATGTCAGCTTTAGCAATGGTCAGCTGGCTCAATGCCTGCCTTGCAGCTTCTGCTTTTTGCGCGCCAGGGCCGGTGTAGTCATCGCTCAGCTTCTGCTCTTGATCTTTCTGCGCTTTGGTCGGAGCGGGGACTACCTGCCCGGAGTAGGCGTTAAGGCCAGTGCCGGTTACGCTAGGCTGGATCATATCGGGGGTCATAGAGCCGCCAGCGAAGCTATACGGCGAAGTCGGAGCCGGAGCGGCAGTAGCCGCAGTGGCCGCAGGCCCAGCGCCGGAGGCAGAAGCCGTGGCCGAAGGCCCGGGCACACCCAAAGCATTTGCCCCAGGCGCAGCACTAGCCGCCATCATTGGCAAACTTGTCCCTGTGGGATTGGCCAACTGTTCCGGACTCAAGCTTCTCCTAACCAGCCCGGTTTCCTCATTCACTCCGCCAAGTTGTCCCTTGGGAACCACAGCAAGCGTTTGCGGAGTTTGATCTGGATTCCATGCCGGAGGCACTCGCGAGATCCTGGTGCCGGTGCCTTCATCAGTGCTCAAAGTTGTCCCATAAAGCTGTTCCATAGGAACTACGCCGGTTAATTGCGCAGCAAGATTTTTCCGCATTTTATCCTTCGCCCCAGGGTCCTTTGGATCGACGCCAGCCATAGTAGCTTTTTTAACGCTATCTAAATAGCTTTTAATCTGCGGCTGCATTTCTTTCGGATAGATGCTGGCAGCTTGAGCCATTTGCTTATCAATCATGGCTGCAGGATCAGCCATCGCAGGAAGCAAGGCTTGGGATACACCTGCAGCGCCTTTTTGATACTGTTCCATCAGCGCGCCCTGGGTTTGGGCTTTTTGCAACGCGATAGCGCTTTGCATCTGTTCCGCGCTACGATACGCGGCCACTGCCGGGCCAGCAAAAGCGGCATAAGGGCTTTGACTTACCTGCCGAAGACCCGTGTCAATATCTGGGGCGGTAGACATGATCTGACCAATAGCCTGCTTGGCCTGAAACTCTTGCTGGAAGAGCTTATTCTGGTTCTGCATTTGCTGCATCTGCATAATCGTCCCGGCCATGCCGAGAGGATTGGCCGCACCGGCCGGTGCTTGCGGCGGGGTGTAGTTGGCCACAGGGGCCATTGTCAAATCAACCATTTTTAAACTCCAAGAGCAGAGCCAGCGGCAGCCGAGGGCAGGAGAGGATTAGGAGCTTGAGCCGGGGGCCCAGCCGGGGGCCCAGCTTTTGCCTGGGGCGCTTGCGCCTGCGGCTTTGGCGCCTGCGCCTCATGCGCGTGACTAGCCAACGCATGAATCGCACTTGCCCCCATCTGATGAGCAGCAAGCTGGTGCAGCTGTTGGTTCTGCTGCTCCTGCTGCTCCAGCATCTGCTCATGCTGCTGCACCCAGCCGGCGAGAGCCTGCCCGCCCCCAGGCGGCAGCGTAGCCATCAGCCCGGCCACGGCCTTTGGTGTAAGCCCAGCAGCTACCAATCCGCCTCCAGCCTTGATGATGTCCTCGGCCGTAACCGAATCGCCCAGCTTCGCAAGCTGGTCCAACTGCGCCCGCACCCGTTCAAGAGTTTGCTTACTGGAATCCAGCTTATCAAACTGCGCTTTGTTAGCGGAATGGATTTGATCCATAGCCTGCAAATGCGGTGGCAAAGCCGGAGCCGGGGCAGCAGACCCATCTGTCGGCTCAGCAGCAGGCGCGTCATCAGCGCCATCTAGCATCGACATATCCATTTTAAACTCCTTATTCCGTTACATACGGTTGTGCCCATTCAGCTTGCGGCATACTATTAAACACGTTGGTAGCTGTTGGAGTTCCAAACATGCTGTTATTATTCATCATATTAATCAAACCGTAATTTGTTGCCGCACTACCAAGTCCGGATATACCACTGGCATAAGCATTTGCCTGACCAACGGTGCCTGCAGCGCTAGCCGCCGCACCAGACATAGTAGCCTGATTGGCCAACCCTTGCGACTGTATCCCGGCCGAGCTTAGCCCGGCAGCAGCATTTGCCCCGGTATTTACCTGATTCTGCAAAATGCTAGCGATTTGAGCATTTTGAGTTAAATTATTGGTAAACTGCTGCTGATACGTAGTCCCTGCCAGGCCTTCGGCGTAGTTCGCCGCACCTTTCATGGCCGCTCCGCTAGCCCCAAGACCCTGCGCCGCGTAGTTGTTCTGCGTGGCTTTCAGCCCTTGGTCCAAAGAGAACTGGTAGCCCGGCGTTTGCTGCAGCTGCGCCATCGTCGGCTGGAACGGGGTTGTAAGCGGAGCTGTAAGCGGATTTCCACCCGCCCCCGCGCCGGTGAGGCCTTGAAGCTGCTGCAGCGCCGTCTGTCCGCCTTGCATGAAGGGGGAGAGATTCTGCTGCACTTGGTTAAACATTGCCATCTGCTGCTGTGCAGCCGTTTGTGCTGCAGCCGCTTGCTGCTGCGCTGCGCTTCCGATAGCATTTGCTTGCATGGACGAGCCGACAAGCCCGGCCCCTGCAGATCCGATAATTGCCGCTGGTAATACGCTAACCATCTGTCTGTTCTCCTATCCAGAGGAAGTAGCTTATTTGTATAGGCTTTGCGCCCAGTTTTTCAAAGTAGTGCCCGATGGCTTCACCCCGGCCCTGCAGGCGATGATGGGGGAATACATACTGCACTCCCAGCTTGCGAAGCAGCTCCATACTAGCCTTAAACATCTTATGCCCTACCGCGAAAGCCTTGGCCTCTGGCTTTGCATACCAAGCCCCTTGCATCGCCATCGGCGTACCCCAGCTTTCAATATCCGGTAGCACATTCCAGGTAAAATACCCTACCAGTTTCCCATCCAGCCTGGCTCCGATCACCCGCATGATCCCGCGCTGGTGCATATCCGCCATTACCTCGGCCCTTGGCCCGAAAGTCCTTCTATCATCCACCCCATTGTCCACCTCGTGAAAATGAGCCCTGGCTAGCGGCTCGGCTTCGCGCCAGAACTCCTGCCAGCTTAGCTCTTCCCCCACCACCAGCTTCGGTGCCAGCGCACCTTCTCTCAGTTGAGTCTCAAACATTGTTCCCCCGCAGATATAACCGCCGTTTCCTTCATCACACTATCTTTCAACTCGGCCAATGCTTTGGCATTAGCCTGCAGCTTGGCAAGCCGTTCCGGCATGGAAACTTGGATATTGAAATCTGCAAAATATTCCCAGCGACCTTTTGCCGGAGCTTCACCATTGCAAAATTGGTACAAAAACTCACAAACGTCTTTACGCGCCAGCTGGTTGAAACTTATTGTCTTCGTCCCGTCCAATCGGCTGATAGCTTCCAAATAGGTCTTACGATGTTCTAGCTCCAGCAAGCCTGGATACAATCCGCAGCGCCCAAGGCTAAAAGCCACCGCCGACACGGGCCTTTGGATGACTACCAGTTTGGCCTCCGGCATCCTGTGCCGGATAATCCGCCAAGCCATCATTGCCCCGGTTTCGCAACTTCCTGCAAGCCTATCCCGGCCGTAGAATTGGGATATGAAATCCCCGATGGTCTTACAATCAATGGCCGTATCATGCCCCACCGCCCCCGGTGACGGGGCAAGAAAATGGCTCAACCACGCCGTTCGCGACCGTGGCATCCCGAATACCAGAAACGGCTTTGCCTTTGCGTTCATCCCGCCACCCATGCGCTACCGTTGAAGAAAACCGGGATAACATAACCACCCGAAACAGCCGCAGTAACAGTAGCCCCTACCGCATAACTTGCCGCCGCCGCATTTGTAACCCAGCTGCGGGTGCCTTGCAATTGCCCTGACGGCAAAGTCGCCACGGTGTAACCTCCGGCCTGCCCCGTACCGCCATTTGCAACCGGCAACACACCAGTCACATCCGCATTCAAAGCCACCGCGCCCCAACTTGGTTCGCCGACAGAATTTCCATGCAGCACGGTAAAACCAGTACCCAAACCCAACGGTGTGCTAGGCGAAGCCCCAGCTCCGCCACCTAGCATCAGCTGATATTGCCCTAGCACCGGGCTGCTTTGCCAAGTACTGCCGGAGCTAAAATACGGCACTCCACCGGAAGTCCCCGACACCGTAAGAGTAAAAGCTCCAACGCTGCTGACCGGGCTACCAGCAACCGCTACAATACCACCGTCAAAAACCAATCCCACGCTACTGACCGTACCAAGCAGCGCTTGTTCCGCACCCGTGGCCGCATTGATAATGTATATCTGGCTTCCAATCTGTTGAAGATAAAACGCTTCCTGCAGCGTTCCATTAGTCCCCGCCCGTTGCCAGAGGGAGATTAGGAATCTGGCCCAGGGCAGAGTCAGATTTCCTTGCCCATCAACAACTGGGGTGTTTCCCAGCGGAAAGCCTTGGTAGTTTTGATACCCAGTCGCTACTGTCACCATTGCGTTTGCGCCTTAGCTGTTAAGCACATGAACGTCAACCCAAGCCCCGTTCAGTGCAACTGAACCGACGGCTGAATAGCTGAGTTCAAAAACCACATCGCGGCCAATGCCAAGCACTTGCCACTTTGGCTCTGTCAGATATTGCCCTGGCGTTCCCAAACTCATCGGGATAGGTTCGCCAAAACTTTTACCTCTATCCAAACTTACACGCAGGAAAACTTGACCAGCAGCACCGTTGGCATCCAGCGGCACATCGCCAACTTCAATATCCGCGACAAAGTTGTTAAACTTGACTCTTTTTCCTTCTGCTTCCTGCAGTTGCCCGTTGGGATTTGCACCAGCAAGAATGTGCGGAAAAGTTCGAATACAGCTGATATTTCCCAACGTACCATTTACAGTATCGGTATATGTATCCCTATCCAGCATATACAACGTACCGTATTGCCAATCTTGCCCCACGTTCAAACCGTACAAATTAACCGTGCTGACTATTCTATCCCGCTGCAAATTTCCGTTTTGATCAGTCCAGCACCGTTGATGCCAAGCAAGATTAGGATCACCGATGCTAGCATCGTAAACCCAAGTTTGATTTCCAGCTGGAAAAGTCAAACCGTAGAAAACATGCCCGCCTTGCTGATAGGTATATCCAATAGCATCACTAATCCCAACGGTTTTAATCATTGACAAGATTGCATTTTCCAACGCATGATTCGACACCCGCATCGTAGTGTAACCAGTTTGTTTAAAAACTATCCCCGCACCTTGCAGGTCCTGCCCGAGCCAATAGGTATTAACATCCTCTGTCGCCCAGCTATAAGCCGCTGTGCAGCCGTGTTCAATACTAGCCCCAGGCAATTCTGCAAAAGGAAACCCGACATTGCCGGCGTCGTACCAGATTTCAGACTTAAAATTACCCAAAAGCAGAATCTGCCTTCTGGTCACACCCAGGGTTACAATATCTCCCGGATAGTTATTCTTCGCCGCGACATAAGTCGGGTCAATCGTTGTGACGTTGTTCAGGGTAGAAAAGAAAGCATTTGTTCCAACCAGATTACCAATGATAAAACCGTCGATAATATCCAATCTTGTACTGCCGGTGAACGTCCCGGTGCTATCTGTGTAAACAGCAAATGCGTTAGTAGCCAACGTCACGGTATATCCCACAGTGCTGCCGTCCACCAGCATCAGCGTGGTTCCGTTGTCAATCATTGAAACCATAGAGGTGCTGGTGACCAGAAGAGTTCCCAACAGCTGCAGAGCCCAGTTACTCTTTATCAAATAAAGACCCTGTCCAATGACGCAATAACCTACGCCATTGCTCGCAGTATACATCCCGCGCCCTTGACCAATAGGCACGTTAGAGACATAGAGAGAAAAATCCGAATTAAAATCGGAATTAAAATCTCCCGCGCTATTCTGCGCGCCCAGCGGCACAAGCCCCGGCCGCTGATAATGCGTCATTGGTACTGGAGAAATCCCTTTCGGATTATTCTCCGGGTAAAGATTAATCGCCCGCTGGGCATTAGCCCCGACCCAGCGGGCCGAATACGCACCACCAATGAGGGGAAGACGAGCCACAGCAAACACCCAAAGCCGGAGAAAAAGAAACCAAGGGCAGGGATATCCACCCTTGGCTGTTGATTGTTAGGCAGAAAGCAGCTGCTTCCACACCCCGGCCTTGTAGCAAGCATAAATCGCCACCTTGCCTGAAGCCTGGGTCACACTCGCCGCACCCGTGGCACCGACAGAACCGGAGGCCAAAATAGTGTCCAGCGCAGCGTTCTGCGGATTATAGCTACCAAACACGGCCAAGGTATTGGCCCCGTTGTTATTAACCACATACTCCACTCCCGGCGTCGCCGCAGGCAATGCGATAGAATCACTGGCCGTCGCCACGGTGTCGATTTGAGAGTAGTTATTAACCACAATCGGCGCACCAGCGAGGCCACCACCAGCAAGCGCAGTGATTCCGTTCTGATAGCTGTAGAGATCATTCACCAGGGTAAGCAGGTCAGAGCCGTCGATCATCCGGTAACCTGGGATAAACGAGCGGAAGAAGGATATGAAAGAGTTGGCCATTTAGATCTCCTGATCTAAGGTTAGGGGTTTGTCAGAGGGTGGGACCAGACAGCTTACCGGCGAAACCTTTAATAACTTCTATCCGAGAAGATATTATAAAGGCCCGGACGAGTCAGCTGTTCTGGCATCGTCAAGCGGGAAATTTTAGTATTAGCCCCCCGCAGGGCATTCAAAGAGTCTTTTGCAAGACCCGGAAGCGGATCACCAAGATAAGTCCCGATAGAAAACATGCTTCGCAGCCGCACGGCCAGATTCAGCACTATCGCGTTGTAGTATTCATACGGGAGTGAGATCTGCGTGGCCAAGCTGGCAAATTTTGTCGGCAGCTGCTGCTTGACCACAATGCCCACGCCGTAGATATTAGCCGTAGGAATAGGCCAAGGATAAAGCGCCCCTAACGGCCAACCCGGATCATAAAACACGCATTGCGTCCAACTGGAAAGGGTCTTCAGCGTGAGCCGGGAGTAGTCTTCCATCGAGATCAGCAGTTCCAGCGGATAATCCACCGGGTTCACCCCGCCGCCCTGATACTGACGTAAAAATGCAGCTTCAATCTTATCCGGGCGAGCAGAGCCAGCGCCGGTGTCATAGTACCCACCGGGGCCGACGGAATAGCTTTGCAAGCCGGTGCTAGGCAGCAGCAACGTCACCAGCTGGTAGACCAGCCACCGCTTACGTTCCCATTCTTGCAACATCCATTGCAGTCTGGCCCAGCTATTGGTAGTATCCTGCTGCGTCGGGCTCTGCCCCACACCAACAGCGCCACATTCAGTCAACGCGGCATTAATGAGGTCTCCAACAGTGGTTGAATCAGGCAAAAGCTGGGACATGATGAAGACCTCAATCTTGAGTTAATTACTGCTTACCGAGCTTAGCCAGCGGACTAGGCTCGACAGCTGAAGGCCGAGGACCTGAAGCCCTTGCCTTTTCCGCTTCCAGCGAGGCGATTTTAGCTTCCAAGTCCTTAATTCGGGAATCGGAGCTAATCTGCGGAACCTTTTTCGGGTCCATGCCGGGACGTGCAGCCATAGCTTTAGCCGGGTGATCCCACCAGCCATCGGCTTCCAGCTGAGCTCCTTCTTCCGCACTGTTCGCAACCTTGCTGATGATTTCTTTCTGCTCTCCCAGCAACACCGGACCGCGAATTGTATCCACCCATTCACCTGGGTTGATGACATTTTCCTCTCCCAGAGGATGATAGAACATCTTGGGAAATTGCTGCGGTCCGGCGTAAATGCTGTTCCCGTCAGAGTTTTTCGCACTGACGTTAGCAGGGTTTTGGTCAAAAAGCCCCTTCGCATCCATCGCGTGATATACGGTGTGCAGTCTGTTCTGTGCCATTGTGAGTCCTTTGGAATTTAGCGCCCGTAATGCCCGGAATGGGCCTGTTTCACCAGATGATGATGGATGCCTTTATGCACCTCCTCCATGTGGTGTTTTTTCGCCACGTCAGCCGCGACAAATTCTTTCCCTACCGCTTGCGGCACACCAGCTACACCACCCTTGGTGTGCGCGGCAGCTTCCATCAGCCGATGCTGTGCAGGAGACTTACTGGGCATCAGCAGTTACCTCCCCAGCTTCCAGCTGTTTAGCTTCGACCTCAATTTCCGCCGGCTTGTCTTCCACACGAGCGACAAAAGCTTCCACTTTCACCACTTCATTGTGGAAATCCAGTTCCAGCTGGTTGATCTCTTCTCTGGTTTTTTCCACTGCAGCGGTCAGCGAAGGAGGGACAAACTGTCCCCCCAACGCCTCGAGCGCAGACCAGAACCCATCATGTTCGGTTTTGGTCATTAGCTTTTGCTCCTTAGACGATATCCGCCACGACAACGGCCCACTCAGGACGAACCCAAAGATAACCGTAAAGAACGTCCAGTCGAGTGATGAGCTGATCGGTGCCGATGAAGTAGTCGGTAATCATACGCATCGACACGCCGTCGAACTGCTCACGCGCGGCTTCATGAACTCCCTTGGGGATTTCAAGATCGGCAGTGGCCAGCGTGACCGCTTCCGGCGCATAGGCGAAGTTCTTGCGGTACTGGGTGCTGGCCGCAAGACCGGACACCGGGTTAACCGCAGCGCCGTTCACGGGCGAAGCCGTAACCGTCTGATACTGCACAGCCTGACCACCCTGAGCCGGAACGATGGCGGGGTAGATGCTGATGCTGGTCGCACCAGAAGCCGCCGTCGCGGTGACGGCAAACTGACGAAGTTCACCAGTGCTCTGCTTGGTAATGCGGTTAACCGCATACACGCCGGCAATGGTGATAATATCACCCACGTTCAGGCCAGCCGCAAGGCTGTTGACCGTGATCGACAGACCGGTTTGACCAGCGCCATTGACGGTAGCCGAGCCCTGCGCGAGCGCCCCGTTGGTATGGGTGATCGTGGTCTGATCCTTCATCCAGATGAAACCCAGCGCGTCATACATACGGCCGGTGACATACTGGCGAGAGATCTCGCTGGTCGGATTGAGCAGGCCAGAAAGCGTACCGATCACGCGAGCTTCGGTGCGGGGGCTGTTGACAATCTTACGATTGGCAATGGGAGCTGAGTTCAGATCCAGGCTCGCACCAGCGTTCAGATAGGTGGTCTGATTCGGGGAGAGAATGTTATAGTTCACATCCTGATTCGCCACGAAATTGCAAATGCCGCCTTCAGAGCCGGACATGATATCCACAGCCACGGCACCGGCCAGGTTGTTCACCATAGGCGCAAGCACGCGCTGGGAGTAATCATCCAAGCTCATCGTCCGGTCTTGGGTAGAATAGCTCACATCCACATGCTTCTGCGTAGCCAGCGTCAGCGTGGTGGACTGTTCGTTGGTGTCCTGGACGGAAAGCGCGGGGCCGGTGGTTACAGTGAAGTCGTTCGGCAGACGAATGCGAAGCGTGGAGCCGATCTTGGCGCCCGTGACCGCAAAGCTGTCGTCATACTGCATGTCCACATTCTGCAGAAATGCGTTGGAGTTCTTCCAGAGGCGCACGGCCTCGCGGGTAATCATGTTGATAGTAAGAAGGCTATTGGCCATTGTCTTGGTCCTCGAGGTGAAAGCCCCGGCATCCAGCCGGCGGCAGGGAATGAGTGTGCCCAAGACTCTTTAGGGCCGACAGGGTCAGACAGGACCAAGACTGGAAAGCAAGAGAGTGCTTTCGGCTCAACAGTTGGGGCAATTGCAAACTGCCCCAACAGAAAAGTTTAACTTTGCTTCAGCTCAGCTCAGCGGCTAAATCTACGCTTTTGCGCTTCAGCAATCTGCTGTTCCCTGCGCTCCATCCAAGAGCGAGTGTCCAGACTATCACCCCGATCTTTATCCGCTGGGTCCACCTGATTCAGGCTTTCCCCGCGATTTCCAATCGGTCGAATGGGGCGAGGGGCAGAGCTTACCGGGGCAGCTTGCCGCGCAGCGATCCGCGCCAGCTCGATGCCCTGTTTCACCGGAGAAAGACTCATGATTCGGGAGGCTTCATCAAGGTCTGCTCCGAGCGAATGTAGCAACTTTGCACCCTCGCCCGTTTCCAGTGCTGCACTTACCAGCTGTTGGTAGCTAGAAATGCTCACCGGATCGCTTTTGTCCACAAGTTTGGACAGATTGTTAATCCGATCATCGAAATCAGAAAAAGCCTTCCGGCCCGCAGCAGCTTCCCGATTACACTCATCTATGAACTTATTCGCCTGCGTTTTTTCAATAGCCTTGGCTTCGGCCGCAGCTTCCACTCTGGCCTCGAAGTTCGCATCGGTTTCCCCAGGGCGTTGCAGAAGCTGGATTTCCAGCGCCTGGGCTTTCGCCTCTAGTGCCTTCTTCTGCGCCGTCAGCTGGCCGATTCTTTTGTCTCGCCAGTCTTCCTTCGGCGGGGCCACCGGCTCGGCCACAACAGCAGGCGCATCTGCAACCGCAGATTCTCCAGCTGGAGCTTCTGCCATAGGCTCGGAAGAGGGAAGGGGTTCATTCGCTTGCTCAGTTTGTTGGTCGTTCATCAGGGTGAGTCCCTTGCCTGTTGTTAACCCAGAATTATCTGTTTATCCAAACGCCCGCGGACGAGAGTTTGGTCAAGACAGAGTGCATTATAAATTTGCATTTTCAACTCTTCATCAATGGGTGAGTTCAACATCCCGGCAAGCGTGGCCCGCGCTCCTTCTACAAACTCGCCCCACTTCTTATCTACCCAGAACTGCTCTAGCGCCTTCGGCCCCATATTTGGATGTGCTGCTTGCCAATCCCAGTACCAATCATTGCGGTGCATTAGCGTGGCATAGCACTCATGGGCCATCTCGATAGCAGTTTCTTTCACCAGCTTGTGGCAGTGCGCTCCTGATTTGCTCATTTATTTTCCCCTTCAGTTGGAGCCAACAGGCTCTTCATTACCGGCAATCCTACCATACCCCCACCAATGGACGCAAGCAAATTATTCTCCCCCTTGCGGGCGGGATCAAATTTTGCCAATTGCGGATCGCGCAGCTTGCGCGGATCAAGCACAACATACTGATCGTGCTTGGCCTTGCCAGAACTTACAATATCCTCAATATTCCGTATTATCAGCAAATCAGCCCCTGCTTCCCTCGCCGCGTCTACTATCCCAGGCATATGGGAACTGGAATAAGCATCCCGCCCGGTGGCTGTAGGCCAGTCAATCTCCATCGGCTTGTCAAACGCGCCAACAGCGGGGTACTGATATTTACCATACGAGCTGGAAACTCTTGGCTCATCCGCCGCGTAAACGCCACGCTCGCGGGGTTTGGTGCTTGGGTCCCACCAGGCTTCGCCAGTGATCGGAGAAGACATTCCACGATGCAGCAAAACATTCGGATTATACCCTTGCTCTACAGCCGGGCCATAAGTCGGCATATCCGGCGTAAGCAGATTCTGCTCACTTTTTCCCTTCAACTCAGCCCACTTCACTGGCTTCAAATGCGGAGAATACTTCTCCGGGCCAAGCTCTTCTCCCGTCCACTCATCCACATGATACGGATCTTTTTCCCGCGCCATCGGCGGCTCAGTGGCCGGGCGGCTGTAGCGATTGGCCAAATATTCCGGATTGGTATAAACCGAATTCGAAGCTGGCCCCTGCGGCGCAAGCCCCGCAAGATACGGCTCATCTTCGTGCAAATCCCACTTTCCTTCCCAGGCTTCGCCGGTAAACGGATCGACCGAAGATGATTTTTTAACCCCTGCTTTAGCCTCGGCTATGTCCTGCAAAGTGTGCGCCTTGTTGCTAGGCAAATCATTCGCCATTTCAGAATAAAGCTTCGGATTAACATACGGATGCTGAAAATCCTCTTGCGTAGCCTTATTACCGAACTCATTATAACTAATTTTTCCGGAAAGATAATCTTGTAGAAGCTGATTGCCTTTGGGAATTTTCAGCCCTTCAGAGCCTAGCTCGGGCGTGCCCTGAGTTGTATATTCCGACAAAAGCCCATGCAGCTGCTTTTCTAACTCGCTATCCAGCTCCGTATTCTTATCCCACTTCTTTGTCAACTGCTGCGGGGGAACTTTTTCCAAATGCAAATTGGGATTACTTTCATAATACTCTTTAGCCGCAACCATCGGATGTTTCAGATCGGTAATCGTCGTGTCTGGGTGCATAGCAAAATCAAGATAACTGCTTTTTCCAGCCAGATAATCTGCCATCTGCGGCTTATCTGCGGGAACATCCAAACCCGGATTGCTCGCAGGATAGGCAAAATCACCTTGATGTTTAGTATACAAATCATAAAGCTTTGGCGAAATTACCTCATGCGGAATTGGCCCGCCAGCGGCTTCACCCAGCTCTGGAATTTCCCCTCCAAGGCCCATTTTCAGTTTCCCTGGAACCATATCACCTGTCATCCCGCCCAGGGTCATATTCAGCCCCGTGCTGATGCCCAGCTTTTCCAGCTCTTGCTGCGTAAGCGGCGCTTTACCCGGCTCCAGATAAGACTGCCCAGTAGCCACCTGATGAAACTTGTCCACCACTCCAGCCAAAGCTCCGGGCCAGCCAAGCGGTCCAGCTTCTGTAGCCCTGGCCGCCAAACGAACCCCCAATGACAGATTCGGATCTTTCGCCATATCTTCCGCTGTAGGCCCCTGCGCTGGCATACCCACCGCATGAGTCATCAATTCGTTGTTGCTTTGCTGCTTTGCCAATTTTTGCGCGTAATCATAGGCAGCCGAAAACGGATCGTAATCCACTGGCGTTAGCTGAAACTGCGGGATAAGATCGTCAGCCATTAGAATAACCCTTTATCCCTTCGGAACAAACTTCCACGGATCGTAGTCCACTGGTGTAAACTGGTGCTGCGGTGCAAGCTTTTGCATCATTTGCAAAACCGCATAAGCCTTGCTACCAGCCGGCTGGGCAGAGCCACCAGCCATATCACCAGAATCAGCAGGACCACCGGCCAAAACACCAGCAGTTCCAGCGCCTGAGCTAGCTTGCGGAGCCACGCCCGTAGCCGTGGCCATACCGGAGCTGCCGGAGCTGCCCAAGCTCGGCCATGTAGGCGCAAGCGGACTAAGGTCAGTATTTCCATTCCGCCACTCATTAGCCAAATCCTTCCCCGTTGTCGCGCGATAGCGACTTTGCGCTAAATCCCAAGCCGCATCATCTTGCGAAGTCGGGGTGAAATCCTTCAGCCCGAGCTTTCGCTTCTGATCATCCCAGGTTCCCTGTTCGAACTGATAAAGCCCCGCAGCTGAAGTAGGTTTCCCTGTCGGCCCGATAAAGCTTTGTCTAGGATGATCGGCATAGCTTTGAAAGCTGCCACCGCCATACAAGGTATTATACTGCTGCGCCTCGCCGGAGGCAATGCGCTTTAGCACCTGGGCCCGGATTTGATCCAGGCTTGTGCCGTCGGTGGTTTCAGTCATCGGGCGGCTCCCTTTGGGGTGAGTTTGATGTGTTTGCCGGGGCGCGTGGGATCGGGGATGTAATAATGGCCGTCCGGGGCCTTGCGGGCATGGGGTAACGGCGGACGCCCGTCGGTGTCGGCCGATCCCGTTTGCGTG